CCTTTTTCCGCGATCTCTTCCTCTAGTTGCTCGACATAGGCTTTTAGATTAATGTTTTCTTGGCTTAATCTCATGTTTTCTTTTTGGTACGCGCTTAAAAGCTTTTCTACTTTTAAATTCATCTTTTTCAGCTCCCTTTTAAAATAGCGATCTCGTTTTCAAGTAGATCAATTTTCGCGTCGTATTTCGCGACGATGTCCTTTATCGCCTGGATAGTAAGTGCATTCATTGGATACGTATCTAGTCCGTTACCTCTTAAATCTAAAAACTCAAAAGGTGACTCTTCATAGATCAAGCCGACCCTTAAAGGATCGAATTCCGTATCGCTGTTTAATCTATAATTATACACTGTTGTGCAAAGTATTTCCTCTAGTGCCGTGCGGCTCATTGATGTCTTTTCGAACGGGACAATATCTTTCTTTGTTTCTCTTAATGAGTTAACAGTAAAAGCACTCGCATAGATCGGAACGTAAGCATTATCATTTTGATCTTTGAAGTAAACCCCGCCGACTCCGTTATCAATCTTGACACGGTTCGCGTCCGTTTTTAAAATGATTTCGTCTGTAGCTGTTTGGATAACAAAGTTGTTTCCGGTTGCCGCCTCATGACCTATGAATCCTTTACGTCCTGCCGCTGTCCCATCCGGGAAAAACTCGATATATGCGTCCGCTGTTCCGACTAGCTTAAACATCCCGCCCGAGCTACTTGTGATCGTTGTCACGCCTTTTAGACTTGATGTGCCATTTACAATTAAATTCCCTGTAGCTGTAATGTCACTAGCCGCAAGCGCTCCGTAACTAGAATCGTCCCAGTTTCGGATTTGGACAGTGTCTTGTCCGACTAGTCCCTTTATGACTGGCGATCCTAATTTAAGCCCGTTGTGTCCATCTGCTGTTTTATATAACTTAGGATTAAAACTCCCGTTTGTAACAAAGTTGAATGTCCCGTCGTCGTCAATAGCTAGATAGTTTGTGTCATTCGTAGCAAAACGCGTCCGTTTGATTGTCCCGGCGATGGATGTATCTATTTTCGCTCCATAGGCTCCAAACGAAATTGTATTCCCGCTCATTGCTTCGAATTGCGATGTTTTGATCGTGACTGATTCCAGGACGGCTCCAGCACCAATTTTAACGGCTCCTGTTACTGTATCAACTACAAATTGACCATTGCCGACATTTAAGCCGTTTAAAGATTTAATCATCGCCGCTGTGATCTGACCGTCGACGATCAATTCACCTGTTAACATCTTTTTGCAAAAGACATTGTCCACTAATGTAGAAAAGCCCGCTGGTTGTCCACTCTTTACAGACAAACCTAAAACGATCTTGACTGTACCCGTCGGAATATCGAATGTATAAGCGAACTTTTGCCAGGACGTTGTCAATGTTTCCTCTTTGATGATGAAAGTCTCTGTCCCGGCTTTATCAATTAGTTTAATTAACATTGTCCGGGTTTTGGTACTTGTCGCTACATCCGTTTTGAAATACCCTTCCCAAAAATACTTCTCGCCTTCGCGGACTTGTATCTCTTTCGTGTCGTAGAACGAAACGGAACTAGCTCCACCCCATACACCCTTTGCGTAAAAGTTCCCTGTATAAGCGACTGACGCATCCTGGACGATCGACCAGGCGGACGCGGGTTTCCATCCGACCGCGCCTAGTTCATACGATCCATTTTGATACATGTTGTCAAAGTTACCTATTGCCATTCGATCGACTAGGATCGTCCCTGCCTGGATCAAGTCACCTCTAACAGTGACTTTCCCGTTTTCGGTTGCCCCTTTCCAATCCTGGACGCGTGCGTATGCTTCCGACCATTGCGGAGCATTTGTCGCGATGTTTTGATTTGTCGCGTTGATATCGCTTTTAAGATCAGCTTTCGCACCGGCTCCGTAATTCAAGTCCTCTTTTAAGTCCATTTTGTAAGACGTGTCGGCATCTGTGGACATTGTCGGGACGAACTCCTGGATCGCATCGTGTACCGCGTGAGCAAAGTCATACATTTTCTGACTCCAGTTTTCCCGGACGCGATTATTCCAGTCGCCGTCGATAAAGAATGACTTACGTAGATTAGTTGTCGTTTCTAATTGGACACCACCACCCGACCTCGTCCGATTCGTGATGTTCATAGGTTCTTGTCCGGCGATCCCTTCCGGAGCTAATACACAATTGAAACCGGCTTCCTCAAGTTTTGTCCATATGATATTCCGGAAAGCTGAATCAAGACCGCCTATATAAATACTTTCATCTGTTCCACTTTTTCCGTGAATGCCGACGACATAGTCTGATCCCGCCATCATCCCTAAAACATTAGGCTCGTCATAGTTTGTAGACGTGACGTGGAGATCGGATGGATTCGTGTCGAGTAAGCAATTGAAAGAAAAGTAGTTATAGTTTCCGTACTCACGGATCAATGCTCCGACTTCGCTTGTCCCTCGTTCGATGTTCCCACCGTGAACAGCGGTTATCGTTACCGGAGAAAAAGGATTCTTGATCGTTGTGATCGTATAATCGACGCCCTCTGTTCTTGCGGCTAGGAGCGCGGTCATACTAGGATATAAATCTGCCATAAAATCACGCTCCTGTTAATTCTTTGTCTGTTCGGGCTACTTTCGATATACGCAAGTTACCCACAACCGCCGAGAAGTTATCCACAACTTTTAAGATCGATGGAAATTCCCCATAAGTAGCCTTGTCATATTTCTTAGTCCCTATTAACTTTTTATTTACAAATAGTGAATAGGTTTTGCTTTTGTTGCTCCAGCGTAGAGCGACGTCAAACGGCTTTTTCTGAGCGATCGCCCCGACATCCGTTCGGACATAGTCGCCGCCCCATGCGTCGATAGAAAACGCGACTCGTCCGTCTGTATTAAGGAACAAAAGAAAACGATTAGAGGCGTTATAGTCCATCCTAAAAATATTATTATAGTTCTCTAAGTCTAGGACAGTGACGCGAGCCTCGATCGTCCCTTCCTCCGCATATAAGACATTCGCCGTCGGGACTGTGAGAGCCTCCCCGATCGTCGTGTCGATCCGTATTCCACCGTAATCATAAACAGGCACGTTCACACCGTAAGAAAAGCCGCGGTATGTAATTGTGCTGTTACGCGTAAATGTCGGCGGTTGTGCATCTTTATGAATGCCGCTGTCCTTCTGAGTAGATGAAACGTTTTTCAATGAGTCTTTAGCTTTTTGGATCGCCTTGTTCCACATTGCTTCTTTAAGCTGGATCAGCTTTTGAAGTTTCATGATAGATGTGATCGGCTCCACTTTTAAGAGGACATATTCACCTAATACGACTTTGTCCTGTGTAGGATCAATCGTGCTTTTTTCTTTCTCCAGGACGCGAGCATTTAGATATAAAGGAGTAGGAAAGCGAGTATCCTTCACGACTACCGTGTCGCCGATGTTCTTTCGTCCATCAAGTAGGATCGCGTCCACCTCATACGTATATTGTGGTTTGTTCCACTTCTTTAACTCCGCTAAAGTGTTATTGTATAGCTCGACCGGGTTTGTTGCTGTATCGTCCGAAAAGACGCCGAAAACGTGTTGTCCACCGTTCCCGTACCTTTCGAGCGCGTCCAAGTCTCCGACATAGTCGTCCACGATCACAAAAGGAGACGGCGGAGTGACTTTCGCATCCACTATGGATATCTTTCTCCCGTTTGCATCCTCATTGCTGGATACGCCGATCATAGCCGTATATATCTTGTTAGAATCCCGTTTTCGCTTGACTCCTTTTAGATTGCGACCAACTTCGAATATCTCGCCCGTTTCCTCTCCGCGTTGTTCACGAAAATGGACAAGCTGCGCGGCAACTTTGCTCCCTTTCATCACGACCTCGAATTCCAATTCCGCTCCAAACTGTTCAGATATCGTTTTAAGCGCTTCTAACGTCGTAGGGTAATCATCTATTGACAAAGTTACTAACGCGTCATAGAACGTCTCTCCGAGGCTCCAGCCGCTACCACCTAGAACAGTCTTTGCGATCCTAGATAAAGGCTCTGACACCCAGGAAACAGGACGAACGAACGTCCCTAATAAATCGGACGTCGCGGACGTCTCACAGAAAACGGACATTGTCATCGAATCCGTGTCCTCTTCTAGCTCCTTTATGCGGAATAGACGCCATTTGTCCGTGTCCTCGTCATAGTAAACAATGAAATACTCTTCATCCAGGTTGTCGACCTTTTCGTGATTGAGCGGGACTGTAAACTCTAATGTCGAGTATCCGTATTCAAGTAATTCGTGATGATTATCAGTGAGCAATGGAAGTCCTTTCGGGATCGCGTTGTCAATGACACCTATAGCCTTTTTGTTATTGTCTAATATATGCCACATTCGCTTTTACCTCCATCGATCACTAAATTTGATCGTCGCGTTCTTGAAACCTGTATCCGTCACACTTACTCCGTTTGCTCCTGGCTCGAATATAGGGAATTTCGATGACGGGTATAAATCCTCGTAATAGTCCTCGCCGTTTTTCTTGATGTCACCTGTTTCACAATCGATGTCTAGTACATCGCCATTCCGGAAAACGTATTCTACTTGAGAGGATGTCTTGCTCACGATCTCTTTAAAATACACGTTACTGATCCACATTTGATCGACTGGAGCGTCCGTACCGTATGCCGCTATGTGAATTTGGATAGATGCCACTTTCGCGCCGTATTGATTCTTCCAGTCTGTGTACGCCTTGTACATACGGGATGTATGTTTTTTCGTTGTCGTGTTCACTTGAGCGATATAAAACTCCCACTTTTTCCCGACTCTGTTTATGCGTAAGACGCCGTTAAACTGTTTCCACGGATAGTTTGTTCCGTATGAGTTGATAACAGATGTCCCGCCGCCGTTTACTTTTCCGACCCATGCCTCGAAATTGACCGCGTCCATATTGCGAGTCGTGTCCCTTAATGCAACCTTGCCGAGCTTGTTTCCATTTATATCTAGGAGATAAATTTCCACGCGCCCGACCTGGTTTTTAGCACTCGCCAGGAAACCTACTTGACATTCTAAGTTGAAATCTTGAACCTCTTTCGTGACAGACTTAATCAGCGAGCCACCATGCCATATACCGGAGCCTGTTCCGTAATCTTTAGGTGATCCCGACTGTCCGAATGAATAACCATTCGATGACAGTGTCCCGGCTACCTGTCCGCCATCGACTGACACTCCCGCCGTCCATCCTGTCGTACTAGCTCCACTATCATTAATTAAAACAGGTTTTGTCTCAATAGCGGTCTGACTAGTCACGTCAAAAGGCTCTCCGAAATATAACATCTCGTTATCTGTAGCGATAGCAAAGTCCGTTAAGCTCTTTGTAAACTCAAAATGGAATTTAGGGTATGCCTCTTTATTGCCGCCGTTAATAACCTGGACAGGATCGGTATTTGATGGAGCAAAAGTGACCGTCTTTTCCGCCCCTTGTGCATCCGGATCATAACAGACAAAATCGATTGTTCCTGTTGCGCTGGCTCCGAACTTATCAAGCTCATATGATCCGACCGCCATTGCATAATATGTCTGTGTTGGCTTGTCTCTGAAAACGAGTGGAACTGGCTCCTTAGAATAAAGCCATGATGTTAAACTATCAGCTTGTGTCATGACAGACGTGGACGATGTCGCCTTGATACCGAACTCTGCTGTAAAAGTTCTGATACCGTCCTTACGTTTGATAAACCACTGTCCGACTCTGTCCGGAACATCGAGCGTAATCGCTTCACTTTCCGGCATGATTTGAAAAGAAACTTTCTTGATATATAAATAAGACGGCGTAGTCACGCCGCCGAATGATTTGATTAAGCTACCATTAGCCATAAACTACACCCGCCCGTCTAGCTTTATTTTTGTTGCGTCGAGTTTGTACCTCTTCGATCGTGTCGACTAGTTCCTCGACATTCTCACGCGTTACTGATCCGGAGTATTGAACTGTAGTGTAATAGTTATATTGCACCGTCTGACCTTGTCCGCCGCCTAGCTCTGCATTTGCTTGTGCTAGTAGAGATTGAGCGTTTTTGCGGTACTTAGGCTCCGTCGGGATAATAAACTCTTTATACCCGTTTTCAGCAAGTGAAGCGAGTTGCGGTTTGTCCGCGATTCCGCCTGTGAAAAATCTTCGATGACCCGTCGGACCCCACCCCCGCGTGCCGCCAGGGTTGTCATGACGCCATTTCGAGTTATTAAAGAAGGCGAGTAACTGGTCATATCCGTTATAGATAGATTTATGCCCCTTCATCGCGTATTTTGCGAATGTCTGAGGTATATATTGCAGGAGTCCACGCGCCGGATTTCCGTTTCTTGTATTGACATCACGTACAGCCGCGGACTGAGTGATCTTTTCGTTACCTCCGGACTCCCGTTGGATTTGTCGTAAGATCGCGTTGATGTCGCCGCCTGTTGCTCCTGCTTTCATCACCGCTGACGCTTTCATAATGACTTTACGCCATCTTTCAACGCCTTTACCGGATGGAGCGCCCATCGATCCGCCGAAATCACCTATCGCCTTTTTGATGTATTTTTCAACCGACTTTTTAAGATGTGTCATACCTCCGCCGATCATATCGCCGAATGCACCCTTAAAGTTGATTTTAGGAACAAACTTATCGTAAAGCATTTTCACGATTTTCCCTGGATTATCGACATACTCCCATATGTCCATCGCTGTGTTTTTCACATCGCCCGCAACATCTTTTGTTTTGTTGACGACTGCTGATCCAGCTTTCTTCGCTCCGTCGACTACTGCTGATCCGGCTTTCTTGAGTCCGCCGATGAAACCACCCTTTTTAAAGTGTGGTAAACCCGCCATAAGTTGTTCGGTTTCCTCACCGGAGAAAACGCGCGTCCCTTTTGGTAGATTCATAAGCGTGTCACGATCCGGAGACATACCCCATTCGCCTGACGGCGTCCGATATGCTTCGTGTTTACGTCCGTCACCTAGTACAGCGAGTCCACCTTCGTGATCCTTCGTACCTTTTGCATAGTGAGGAACTTTCCATTTAGAAACTTTCTTTTTTACTTCCAGCTTATCGAGAACCCAGTTTACACCGCCGATAACTCCATTGATACCAAGACCGAGTTTTGATGCCATTTCGTTAACGAGTTTTTTGATCCCGCCTCCGACTGCTTTTGCCATGTTTCCGATACCGTCGCCTAGCTTTTTAGGAAGTTCTTTCGCCGCCTTTACAAGCTCACCGAATTTCTTTCCGCCTGACTTGACAAAGTTATCGAATAATTTTTCCGCTCCCTTTACGAAACCGGTTATTCCTTTAATCATATCTTTCCATGATCCAGCTAGAATCGTTTTGATCCCGGCTCCGAATCCTTTGATCGCTTTTCCAATTCGTCCGATGAAAGTTAACTGGATAAGATTCCAAGCGAGCTTGATCCCGCCGGCGAAAATGTCTTTTACCCCTTGCCACATTTTCTTGAAATCGCCAGTAAATAAGCCGCTAAAAATACGGATTGCGCCCATAATAATCTTTAGCGCCCCATCGATTACGCCCTTAATATTGCCCCATACTGACTTGATGATCGCAAGTATAAACGGCATGACAAAAACGACTACTTTTTTGATAATGTTAAAAGCATTTTGAACCGCCTGGACAAACTGCTGACCGTCGGAGTCCCAAAACTTCTTGATCTCCTTGATCTTTTGTCCTACGAAACTAGAAACCGCGGCTATAGCTGGTTGTACAAATGCTTTCACTTTTTGGAAAGCCTGGTTTACTCCGTCTTTGAACTTTCGTGATCCTTCCGTCGAATCGGATAAGGCTTTTCTGAAACCTGTAAACTGTTTTACGACCGTAAGGACTAACTGTACGACCGCTCCAGCTATCGGCGCGATTGCTTTAAATAGATTCATTGACACGGAGATCAGATCACCGAATATGCCGATTAAGAGTTTACCGTTGACCTTTGACCATTCAACGAACTTTTTAAACGCATCGGACTTCGACAGGCTATCAGACCATTGACGGAACTTGATAGTCATATTTTCGAGTCCTTTTGTGACTCCACCCGCCATCGGATTAAAAGCTCTGAATAGATTCATAACACCCATAAAGGCGTTACCCGCGATCTTTGCAAAAGTAGTTAGATAGCCGCCAGCCGTACTACCGAACCAAGAAAACATCGATTTGACATCGCTTGATCCTAACGACTTGACTAGTCCAGCGGTTAACTTGACCACGGCTCCAGCGGTTGAGTCGATTGCCGGCTTAAATAGCTGTAGTCCTTGTTTCGCGAACTGTAGTCCGTTTATGAACGTTTGGAAAACGGGTTTATCCCATTGTGACCGGAACTTTCCGAACCACCCTGTAAACTCGTTTAAGCCGTCTAAGGCTTTCCGCTGTTCTTTGGTCATGCTTGCGTAAATATTGTTAATCTGCTGATTGTATTCAGCGATTTTTTTCGGATCGGTTTCCTCGTCGATCTTCTTTCGTAAGTCTCCGATCTTCTTTGAATCGTCGAACATGCCCTTTAAAGTAGTAGCCGCGATCAGACCGAATCCAGCGAGTCCAGCTCCAGCCGAAACCGCCGCCGCTCCGATCCCCATGATCCCGGAGATCACAGGTGCGGACACTGTCGCGAGTCCAGCTATAATTGATCCGAATTTCGTTACATTCATAGCCGCTCCCGCGATGCCCTCTCCGATGTTAGCAAAGGCACTTCTCAACTTACTTGAAACGTTGGATAATGTATCTCGCAACTTATCAAAACGGGATCTTAAATCCTCCGTATTATCGGCGTGATTCTTGATCGCCTCTGACGTTTGACGAATGCCTGTTTCAAACTTATTCATCGCCGCTGTTGCTTTATTGACAGCCGCCGCCGCCCGAACAGCCGCGTCGCTGTGTTCTCCTTGTTCTCGTACTATCGCTTTGTATTCATCTTTTAGAGCTTGAACCTTTAAACGCTGTAGCTCCATTTGTCGAGTGAGCATGTCATTTTTAGCTCGTAAGCCGTCTAATGATCTAGCGTACTCTTTTGTCCCGTCGGACGTTGCCGCGAATTCTGTTTGAACAGCTCGCAAGCGGTTGTTAATCTGTCCGACTGATTGCTGGAATTGAGCCGAATCAAGTCCTAGTGATACTTTTAAAGCTCCGAGATTTTGCTCCGCCATTTGACCACCTCTCTTTTATAGCCACGGAACCTCGTCGGCTTTCACCATGCGTTCTCCCTGTGGCGTAGTCTCTTCATTTTCTTGACTGTTGCGCTCCAGGTGTACGTTATAAATCGCGTACAATTTGCGCATAGTCATTCGCCAAAAAGCTTCCTCGCTGAATCTTAAATCTTGTGTAGCTATATAGAGAAGGTAATCCCACTGGAGCCAGGACGACTTGTCTTTTACTTCGTCGCTGGCTCCTGCTCGTTTTTTCCCTCTTCCTCGACGTCGTCCGCCTCTTCTTTATCTTCTGTTTCCGGGAAGAATGCTTTTGACGCCTCGCCGATGATCTCAAATAGTGATGCAAAACGTTCCTCGTCTGAGAATAGTCCTGTCATATATGATCCGACTTGTCCTGGATTCAATTCGAACTCTTTACCTTGTGCCATTGCTCCAGCTACTAAACCACTGAATACGATCGCTCTCATTGCTTTAAGATTCATCTTGTCAAGTTGTGCCATTGCTTGTAACGGATCATCGTAGAACTCTTGTAATTCTGCAAGTGCGTTGAAATCAAAAGTAAAAGGACGTTTCGTATCAAAATCGATCATATGAAGTGTTGCTTGTTTAAGAGCTTTCGCGTTAATTTTAGCCATTATAATTCCACCTTTTAATAGTTTTTTAGACATTATAAAAAAGGACTGACCGGAGCCAGTCCCAAACATTAAGCCGCGTTGTATACCGCTGTGAACCAACCTGTAATAACTGAGCCAGCCACGCCCGCATCATCGCTATCCACACGTTTTCTCCACTGTCCATCATAAGTACGCTTGATAAATGTACCTTTGACTGACTGTGTGATCGCTTCTGCTTTATCTTGTTTAGTTTGGAAATCCTCTTCGATTGCATCGAATTTCCCTTTATAGCACCACATTAGACGCTTTCCGCCTCCTGTTTTGCCCGCTTCCCATCCTAATGCAAAGTATGGTGCGACATCGTCCGCGCTATCGATTGTTACACCGGCGCTGTTCTTTGTCTTACCTAGCATTAAGTTATAGTTAGCTGTTGAAAGCTCCAGCGTTTCGAATTCGATGTCTACTTGAGAGAACATCTGAATGATCTCCGCCGGTTGATCGTCACCGTATAAAGTCGCTGTGTCGATTGTAGGTGTTAATTTTGCTGTTACCGCGTTTGCGATCTTGACAGGTGCGCCATAAGTAACGCCTGTGTTATCGTCTTTTGTTAATGGAGCGATGTATAAGTTTTTTAAACCCATGATAGCCATATATAAATGACCTCCTAATTAAAGTGTGATTGCCGCAACCGTGACTGATGTTGCCGCGGAATAAGTGACTGATGTTAAACTAGTATCGTTATTGAACCTGTTCGGCTCAAATGTGCCGATGATACGCTCTCCAGCCGCCGGGACGGACACTGTCAAGTTATGATCGAATCCATAGTTACATAGTGCGACCGAGTCGATTGTCACAGTGATAGCCGATGCCGACGCGTTTTTGACGTGTAAATAAGTGCGTCCATTATTCGCGAATGTGTCTCCACTCGCTCCAGCCGCAACAAAAACAGGAGCTAGTCCGCTTTGTCCGACTTGTTGAACTGTTAATAAAGCCATTCTTTGACCCCCTAATTATCAATGACAGCTCTAAAAGACATCATTTTTCGATACGGGTTTACGTCTGCTTTGTTAAAAAGCTCGTATTCAGCCGTCCGAATGAATCCTTTAGCTAGTAGAGCCGTCTTGACTTGTTTTGCCAGGTTATCTGTCGGACTCTGTCCGTATACATCCACCTGGACACTGTATGACGTGGATTTTTCCACATCGTCGGCGAAATTGTCGCCTTGTTGCAAGTAGGTGAAAAACTCTATATAAAAAGGCGGCTTGACCTCGCCGTCGTCGGTTACATATTCATGAAATGCAACCGGAACGCCTAGAGGATCAAGCGCACTTGTAATAGTTGAGTTAATGCTCATAGACCTAACCGCCTTTGGATGACATCGCCCATCTTGTCTTGAACGCTTCTAATGTTCTCTTCAAGTGCCGGACGCATGAAAGGACGTGCCGGTATATCCGGAGTGATGAAATATTCACCACGTCTTTTATACACGCCGCCTTTTGCTCCGATCTCATGAAATAACAGATAGAAAAACTCGTCCTTGAAACCGACGTCATAAAAGCCGCCTGGAGCCTTTTGTATTTCTACATTATCCGCTCCGTGCTGTTTGGCTTTATTAGATCGTGGTATATTTGGATGATGTTCGATTTTGTCTTTTAGATGTTCGGCTCCGGCTCTTACAGCCGCATCGGAAACCTGTTCGACTTTGTCCGGTAGCTCGTTAAGATGTCGGATCAGCTCGTTCATACCTTCGAGTTTCATTTCTCCCCGTGTTGGCATTACGTCACAACCTTTCCGACGATCGTTAATGTGATACGGGCATCATTATCATTGATGATCTGATCGATATCGTATGACTTGCCCTCGTAGACGAAACGCATCGCGTCCGTGATGTCTTTCCTATAGCGGATAACGACTCTCACTGTATATTCGTTTTGAGTTGTTGCCGCCTGGAAATATTCTCGACCACTTACCGGGTATACTTTAGCCCATAGCGTCTTGAAAGTCGCCCATGTTTTCGTGTATACACCCTCCGGATCGCGGACACTGATGTATTTCTGAAACGTTATGCGTCGATTAAACGCCCCGGCTCCCATTGCCATGATTTACACCCCCGTATACGTATAAAGGACTTGTCCTAGTAGTTGACGGACGGAGAAATCAAGTGTCGCGGTTGTGGTCATACCTTCAATTTGAGTCCCGCGGTTTTTATCCCAGTGTTCCACTAGCATTAACGCCGCCGTTTTTACGCGTTTTGGGATGTTGTTCGGATCAGAAAAGAGGAACCCTGTCGTCCCTTTGACATATTCATCCGCCGTCTCTAAAAACAGTGTCAACGTTTCGTCGTCGTCTGTTTCGTCAAGCTCCAGGCGTAAATGTCGTTTTACCTCGTCGAGTGTAATTACTGTACTCATTTATCATCACTCTTCTTTTTTGACGCCGCCTTGATCTCTTCCGCGTGTCCCGCCTGGACTAAGTCGTCGCCTAAATCTTTTTTAACTGTTTGCTCTGATCCTTGATCGAACGAAAATTCTTTTCCGTCAAAATCTACTCCCGTGCATCCTGTCAAGATTTTAATTTTCAAGATATACACCACCTTTTAGCGGAATAAAAAAGAGAGGCGTAAGCCTCCCTCATTCATTAAGCCATTTTCATTACTTGAACAGCTTCAGCAAGTGTCAAGATACCGTCCACGCGCTCGTAACCACGGAAACCAACTTGACCCGTTGCGCTGTATAGCTCGTTTAGGCGTTGGAATACACGCGCTTTACGATCCGCGATGTTGTAGTAAGAGAAGTCACCGAATGCCATTACTTTTTTACCTGTTGCCACTTGATCCACGAATTCAGAAGCGTAAACCGGACGACCTAAAATGTTATCTGGAACACCGCCGAACCCTTGAGTCCATAAGTAGTTTCCTTGAGAGTCTTTCAATTTACGAACAGCTTTAATCGTTTGGTCATTCATTAACCAAACAGCGTTAGCACGGTATGGAGCCGGTAAAGCGTAGAATAAGTCGATAATTTCATCGCTTGTGAACGCTGTTGCTGATGCTGTTGTTTTACCGATTGTAGCTGATGTCATAACGCCTGTCGGTTGACCTGTTCCTGTACCTACGACGAACGCTTGCTCTTCTGCTTTAGCAATTGAACGAGCGAATTCGTTTACTAAGTACGCTTCTAAGTCGAACGCGCTGTCTTGTAAAAGTTCTTCTGATACCTTGATAATACGTGTTAGTTTGAACGCGCGGATCGTGATGATGCCGAATGCGTCGTCTGACTCATTGAACGCGCCCTCTTCCGCTGTCCACGCAGCAGTACCATGAGATACTACAACCGGAATATCTGTGTCGCTGTCCGTTTGGATCACTTTTGCAAGTTGACGCATAACGTTCATTTGTTGTAATTTATCAATCAATTTAGCCTGGAAAGACTTCGGAACAGTGTATCCACCAGCCGCCGCCGTACCCGCTTTAAGAGAACGAGCCTCTTCCGCTGTTAACTGAGCGCCGCGGATCATGTTTAAGAAAGCCGAACGATATTCGCCCTCTTTGTCCTCTCCGTCGCGTTTCTCACCTTCCGGTTTAGCTGGATCAGCTACTTTTTTAGCTTGTCCGTTATCGATTTTGTTTGTAATAGAACGCTTTTCGTCCTCGATCATTTCCTCAACTTGTTTGATTTGCTTTTCAAGTGAGCGTTTTTCAGCGATTGCCGCCTCTGCTTTGTCTACATCGCCCTCGTTAATGAATGAGCGAGCTTCGTTTTGTTTTGCTTCTAATTGTGCTAATAATTCTTTAAGTTTCTTGTTCATATGTCTATGAACCTCCTAATATTCTATTTTAGATTTCAAGTGAAAGCTTTAATAACTTGAGTTTCTTTGCTTTTTCAAGCTCGCTTTTATAGTTATCAAGCGATCGTTGAGCGACTACGCTTTCGGATGCCTGGTAAGCTGGATATGTCACGACGGAAACATCAAAAATAGTCTTGAATTTACTGATAGATCGTACGTAAACGCCTCTTTCCTCGTTATATTCGAACGAGTCTCCGTCGTTTGCATAGTCCACCGTAAAGCCAAAACTAGATGAATCAATATCACCGCGCTTCATAGATTCCATAAGATCGCGTGTAAATTGCGTATTTGGAGGAAAAATCGTGTATCTTAGCCCGATTTCGTCCACTTCAAGCTTTAAAGTGCCGCTTTTCGT